TTGTAAACCTGCCAGTGTCACCCGTAATTATTGCACCTGAAACTCGATCAACAAATACACCGCTTACGCCTGTAATATGTGTTACTAATGAAATATTTCCTGTGATTGTTGCACCAGAAACAGTTGTATAAATTCCGGTAACACCTGTAACACTTGTAAAGCTCCCGGTATTTCCTGTAATCGCAGCACCAGAAATAACCTGAGTAAAGATGCCAGAAACTCCGTTGATGTCTCCAAAGGAACCTGTATTTCCTGTGATTGTTGCCCCAGAAACCCTAGCAGTAAAAACACCGCTTACACCTGTAACGTTGCTAAAGCGTGCCGTGTCACCCGTAACAATTGCACCTGAAAGTTGCGTAGTAAAAGTGCCTGTAGCTCCAGTAACAGATGTAAACTGGGCATCGGTTCCAGTGACGGTTGTGCCTGATAATGTTCCAGTAATCTGAACGCCGCTAGAAAATTGAGCAACACCTGTAACGGTTATACCGCTTGCAACGGTAAGATTACCGCCAATATTAAGAATAGGTGTAGCAAGATTTTGGAATGTACCTGTAGTTGCATTGACATTTGTACCTGTAATAGTGGTACCACTCAGCGTTGAAAATACGCCTGATACACCAGAAATATTATTGCCGGTGATTGTTGCACCTGAAAGATTTTGGAAGTTGCCGCTTGTAAAGTTTGCAGTAGTGCCAGTAGCCGTTGTAGTTGCTAACGCTACAGCATTAACGTTTGTTCCTTGAACGTTGGTGCCCGTGAGTGTGATGCCACTGACGGTTCCACTAACAGTTGCATTATTTTGAACAACAATTCCACTAAATGTAGATGACCCACTTGTTGTAATACCAGAAGTAATCAGACTGCCACTAACAACAAGGCCACTCTGAACGGTTACGTCACCACTAATAGTGCCGCCTGTGCGCGGCAAGTAGTAAACATTTAAATAAACTTTTGTGCCAGAAACGGTTAATTTTTTATTTTTTAGCGCAGGATCAACTTCGTTTGTGCTGACAACAGTAAATAGATCAACCTCCTGGAGGTCGCTTCCGGCCAACTCCGGGAGGTCACTGATCCTTCTGTTTGCCACTATAAATACTCAAATATATCTTAAGTCAATTATAATTCGTCCATCCCAGGGCTACTTAACTTTAATTTCAATTTTTGGCAACAGGTTAGACGAAAAATTCCAAGCGGCTTGGACTCCTGTAACCAAACCACACGCCAGTAAAACAATCAATAACAGTTCGGCCACCGTCAAATTACGTCGAACATACACAACATTTGGACGGAAACCAGGTTGAGTGGGCACGGCTGCACGCTGTTGCATCAGAGCCTGCTGAATTGCAAGCTCCTTGGCCCGTGCCTTCATCATTTCAAGCTGTTCAGGGGTGATCTGACCAGGGATGGGCACGTTGGAGGGTGGCACGGGCTCTTGCGGCTGCATTGGAACCTGGCTTGAAGACACTTGTTCTTCCATCTGTTCACAAAATATCTAAAAAAAGACTAGCATCTAACTAAAACAATTGCTTTATGGCGTACGGAACAAGAAAGGGTCTTGAAGACATTGCCCATGAACTAAAGGGAATTCGAAATATCTTGGGTTCAATCTGGAATTCTCGTTATCAAAATGGGGAAACAGATCAAATCCATCCCGATTTATACGCAGATGAATACATTTCTACCGAAGAGTGCGCACGCAGGCTTGGGGTATCGGATCAAACGTTAAGAAACTGGATCTTGATCGGTAAAAAAGATCCGAAAAAAGGCTGGATTCAAAACGTTCATTACGTCAACATTTCTCCTGATGTTACAAAAAAAGACGTAATTCGTATCCCATGGAACCGTTTGATTGCTTCATTTATCCGAAACAATGAGGTAAGCTTGATGTCATTCAGACATGTCAACGCATATAAACGTAGTAATCAAGAGACAAAAGGTAGGCATATTCCAAATCCTTCTGTGCCCGACGTTGATGTAGAAGAATGACAAGCCGATTTAAAACTATTGATATTGATTTAATTTCAATAGAAAATTACGGCGATCTATTGCCTGAGAATTTGCGTGCTCAGGTTGAAATGTTTTTGCCGCCAGAAGGATCGTTTGATGACGAATGCTTACGGCGTTACTTATTTAATATTAAGAACTACGAAGAAGAGGATCCAAACTCCAGTACGACCCTGGCTAATAGATTGCGTTTAGCGTTTGTGGATATGCAGCCCAGCACAATATGTGGAAAATTTCCACTTGCTGATCTTGCATTAAAACGACGCCTTCGTTGCGTAGCCGAGTATTTAATTCGAGCTGGAGAATTTGATAAACTGCGAGATGAAAATAATAAACTCGTAAAAAAACGAGGGAATCTTGGCAAGCTTGTAGTTGTCTACAAACCTTTGCAAAAGATGAAACAAGTACTAGTGCGTCAAGGACTTTTAAAAAATGAACAGGCGTGAAAAATTAATTGCCTCTGCTCTCCAGGGGGATTTAAACGAAACAAACACCAAGATGCTGGATGCCACAGTCCGGCTTATTCTTGGTGACATGGGGCAACAGTACTGCAAATTTTGGGACGCAGAGGGCCCAGGGATCATGGTGTTCCAGCCCGAAAATAAAGAACGGTCTATGTTTTTTATGACCTTAAAAGAACTACATGCTGCAGAGGAAAGTTGTGAACGCGAAAATAATGGTGACATGGCAGAAACATTTAGACGAATACTCCAGGCTGCACAAAAGATTGACCCGGCAGAAAAGGCTGGATATCTGGTTAACGATGCTACTGGGATGCGCTATCTTGAGATTGATTATTCACAAATGACCGATAAGTAATGCCTGCGTTTCGTGGCAATGAAAGAATGGAGGCCTATGAATGGATCTCCAATAAAGATCTGGTGAATTCTGCTCACATGTTAATGAGTGGAATTGATCTTGATCCAGCAAGTTCTGACGTTGCCAATGAATATGTAAATGCTGATACCTATTACACACCATCAGAAGATGGCCTTAATGAAAAAGACTGGTTTGGCAAGGTTTATTTATTCCCACCAAACTACTCATATTTTTGGCATCACAAGGCGCAGCGCTGGAAAAAAACCAGGGGATTGTCACCTACATTAATCTCCGGCTATTCCTTGTGGTGGCGCACGCTAAAACGAAAATGGCTCTCTGGGGAAATTGAGCAGGCCGTATATTTTTGCAACTGTCCGGACATGGTGCGGTATTGTCAAGATATTTTTGATTTTCCAATCTGTTTTTTAAAAAGCACTCCAGTTTTGTACAGACATTTTTTTGATGGTGGCGCCAGGGACTATCGAAATACCTGCACCTCTTTTGTTGTATATCTTCAACCTTCTGATGGCGCCGATGACTACACCCAAAACTTCATAGATATTTACGCAGAAAAAGGTCGCATCATTGTTTGAAAAGCCTATACTGATCTTCGATCCACAAGATTCATGAGCGTTCTTGCCGACTGGGAAATTCAACAACTTGCAGAAAATGAGGGAATGATTTCCCCTTTTGTTGATCATCTTGTTAGTAAAGAAAATGGACGCAAGCTCCTAAGCTACGGTCTTAGTTCTTATGGATATGACATTCGGTTGTCACCAAAACAATGCATGATTTTTGGGAAAGTTCAGTCTGGTGATTGCGATCCAAAGGATTTTGATACAGGCATTTTAAAGCCATCCGAATTGCTAGAGGACGAGCGTGGGCAGTACTTTTTACTGCCTCCCTACGGCTACTGTCTTGGTGTTGCAATGGAGCATATTAAATTGCCTCGCAACGTAACCGTAGTGGCGGTCGGTAAATCTACTTATGCGCGCTCTGGAATTTTGGTAAATATCACTCCAGCAGAAGCCGCTTGGGAAGGGTACCTAACCCTGGAGATCAGCAACTGCACCGGGCTTTTTAATCGTGTATATGCCAACGAAGGCATTACGCAACTACTTTTCTATCGCGGGAATCCCTGCAAGGTGAGCTACCAGGATAGAAAAGGTAAGTATCAAGATCAGCCCTACGAAGTAGTGTATAGCCAGGTTTAACCAAACCCGTAGAAAGTGCCACCCATTCGCCCTGGCTTTCTGGCGTAATTAACGCCACCAGCTTGTCCAATGCGGTCCCCAAGATTCGGAAACTGTACACCTTTAACGGTTGCTTCCGATCTTGGGACTTTCCCATTGACAGTTGTATCCCTTAACAACTGAGATTGTTTAAATTTACCAGCGCTTTTTGATGCTCGTAAAAATTTTGCAACCCGGTCTTGATTTAAATTAATATCTTCAACTGAAGTGCGTGCATCAGAATCAACACGACGAAGGTCAGTGTCATACGCCTGCTCTGGCTTAAGATCAGAAACCTCAGCTCCTGATGTACCAGAGTCTTGACGCGGATCGTAGTTTGGATCGAAGAATCTTGCCATGATAATATTATAAAAAAGATAAATCAAACCAGGACATAAATATGCATAACGCTGCTGGCTTCTTGGATTCTTTTGTTCAAGACGAGGTTATGTGTCGTTGTCTTGACGAAGAAGATTTTGGGCAACCATTAGCAAACTCCGAAAACGACGTTCCGTTGTACGATATGTACAATCGCGGATTAGTGGCATGCGAACAAGGACTGGAGCGGAAACAGTTGAATCTCGAGGGAGCGCGTCCTGGAACGACGGGTTACATCCCGAGCATGGAGGAAGCGGTAACGAAGTACCCGGCATCCTCTCCAAAACCGAAAGCACTGGTGCTGAGCCTGGGGGCTCCCAACGAGGAGATGATGGAGGAGTCCCTCAAAAGGCGTGGTTTGCGCCGGTAGAAACGCAAGAGTGTCCTGGTGGCGTATGTCCCGTACCCTGGGCAAAAGGCGTAGACGTTTTAAAGAACTCCACATATTTAACGGTAGATAGGAATTCAAATTTTCCTGGTGAAAATACGATACCTTTACCTTTTCGTCCTGAAGTACAGCCAGATTTAATTAACCACCCCTCTCACTACCAAGACCAAGGGGGTGTGGAGTGTATTGAAGCGATTGAGTCCCAACTAAGCGAAGAGGCGTTTCAAGGTTACCTCCATGGGAATTGCGTCAAGTATTTATGGCGCTGGAAAAATAAAGGCGGTGTTCAAGACCTAAAAAAATGCCGCTGGTATTTAGACCGCCTTATTGCACAAGAAGAAAACTAAAAGGGTTGTAGCTCGTCCTCATCGTCCTCGTCGTCGTAAACACATGCGGCGGCGAGTTCTTCTAATTCAATATCTGTTGGGAAATCCCAATCAATCTCAATGTTTTCACCTGCCATAATATCTTTGATGGCATACCACTCCATCAAGCGCTGGTGATAAAGGTTTAGGAGCGCGGAGTATAGCTGCTCCCAGGTCATCTCTTGTGCCTGCAGTTCAGCCTTGCGCATTGCAAATTGTAGTTCAAGCGGAAGTTCAAAGTCCCTTGGTTCTACCGACCGTTCCATTCCGCTTTGCATGTCCGAGATGTAACTATTCTAATTCTATCTGTCGAAGACGGAATTGAAATCATCCACCGGGTAATCGTCCCAGGGGTTGTCATCAATTCGAAACTCGTTTGCGAAAGAGGATAGTACATAAGGATTTAACTTGCGTTCCAGGTTTCGTATGGCTGTTACCTCGTGGGGGGCCGCTGTGTAGTTCCTGAAGGCAGCTAGAAGGACCTCTGTGGAGATGTTTGGAGTATTGTCCAACTCCTGTATAAACAACTTGATCTCTTCTCTGCGGCGCTCCAGGAGGCTTCCGATGATTTGGTGATCCGAATCAAACACCCATCGACCAATTTCTTCTGTCACGGCATAAAAATTATCATGCTCCAGGTTGTCAACAATGTTGCTGTAGAAAAATGGTTCCCACCCAATTGAATGAATAAACGATATCAAGGCTTGACGCATTGAATCATCAAGCCCAAGATTTAACTTTTGCAACTGAGTATCAATTACATTTGCTTCGTGAAACAAATATTCCAGGGCCTTTTCTTTACTACAAAGCTGTCCGCGTTTAACAGGAGAACCATCCGGGTAAAATTGCGTGCCATACCCAATGGTGTAAGGTTCCGCTCCGGTTACAGGATCAGCGTAAGCCTTCTCATTAAATCCCTCGTATTTGCGAATTAAATTAATCGCATGCGAGAAATCTGACATGGGGATAACACTAGTTATCCCCAATATACACAACTTTTACTTACCTTGTCCGCGAGAAAGTTTGCGTCCGTGACTTGGTTTTGAATTACGGCCTTGACCCTGCCGCGTGAGCTTGGGCTTGAATTCAAGACGAACGGTTGTGGATTTGGGTTTTGCCATGGCTAAAAGGCATTACCACTTGAGTTTATCTACCACTTGACCCGGTCTGCCCAATATGCAGCAGACATTTTGCCTTTCTTGATATTTGAAGCATGCCGAGCTTTAAACGACTCACGACGCTTGCGATAGGCCTCGGACTCACCTTCTTTCTTGGGACTGCCCTGAACACCCTGCTGGCCAAAACGAATAATCTTTTCTTCGCCGTTAGCACAAGCCTTTACGATATGACTCTTGGTTGGATGACCAGGAGTGCGCTGAGGCTTGTTGCACGCCATCTCGCTTTTCTGATACCTTTTTGCCGCTTTGGCTGCATTTTTCTTTTTATCGGCCATCAGAAACCACCAAAGAAAGAACTAGAAAATGGGTCGGACAAATCGGATTTAGAACTCTTGCCTGCCGTGGGCGATAAATTCAAACGGGATTTAAATTCCGCCAAGATATCACTACCTCTTTTAATTTTAACTGGAGAACTAGGTTCTTCTTCCTCTTGAGTTTCTTCATCTGGAAAGAAAGAAAAATACTTACTTTTGGGCTGAGTTGTTTTTTGCGTTGTTGTAGTTGTGGTTTTTTGCGCTTGCGCAGGTGTTTCTTCTTCTTCACCAAAAGACATCATGCCTTCTAATTTGCCTAGATCAGAGAATGGATCACCGGTCGGCTTAAAGGTGTACATGTCTTTAAGTGATTTACCACCAAAGGCCGTCTGGAACAACTGCCTATCCTCTTCTGAAACATCAGGCATAAACTCGCTGTAGAAATCTTCCTCACTACCTTGGTAACCAGCAGCTTTAAATCTGTTAAACAATACATCGTCACTTTTTGCTGCGGCTTCTTCTCTTTTATCGGAAGCACGTTGAATATATTCAACTCCTAAAAGTTCTTGCGTAGGAGTTTCACCAGCTTGGTTAAGTTGCTTAATTTGGTCTCTAATCTCTAGCGCAGTACCACTCTTGATACTGTCTGAGATCATTTTTTTTAATTCGGTAAGATCCTCTGTAGCGGGATCCATGCCGTAAATCTTTAGTACTTTTTCAACCTGCTCTCTATTTTGTACAGGGTCAAGTTTGTTGACAAATTCTTCTGCAAAATCATCGGGATTTACAAATTGTCCAAACACAGTTCCGATCTGTGCATATCTATCAGCAAGATAAGGAGTAAGAACTTGCTTTAAATAAATTTCAGCAATTTTAGGATTAAAGACATCCGGTGCAGAATCGTATTGTTTGCCTTGACCAACAACCTCAAAATGCAACTTGGCAAAATCTTCTTTGTTATTTACATCCAGGCCATAGAGATAAGCCTTGGCCTGCCAGTTAATATCATTACCACTATCATCCTTTGTAGTTAACCCGTTCTTTGCAGCCTCCCAGGCGGTTTCAACATCTTGCTTTTGTTTTACGTATTGATCTGGTAGTGCACTACCCCATTCTTTTTGAAACTGTTCACCAAGGAGAACAGGTGCTGCGCCTACCCCGCCCACACCTTTCTCCATGTAGTAGCCAGCGGGATTAAAGTAATACTCAGAATTAAACTTGGATGGAGCCAGGCTATCTAATGCCTTCATCCAAGAAACTGACGCAGATTCCGCAGCCCGTTTAATTGTATTTAAACGATCTTCAGTTTGGAAAATATTCTGCTTGTCTCTATCCACATTAATGTAATCTCTAAACTCATTAATAGATTTAGATGCGTTAAAGCGTGGAAGCAAGTAATCGTTAAAAAAGTCTTGCGCAAATTTTACATCGCTGTCAATACGCTTACTGGGTTCCAGGTAATCCGCAGGTCGCGTATCGTAAATGGCTTGTGCTTGTGCTTTTTGCTCAGGACTAGCAGATGTGTTTTGTAATGTTTTATAGGCATCATCATATTCCGTCCACTTGGCAAGAGTATCAGAATCCACCCATCCCATCTGGCGACGCTGGTTTTCATAATCTAACCAGGAATTTTGTGTTTGTTTTCGTCTTTCAACCGGAACGTAATCCCTGGGCAAACTACTTGCAGATACTAAATTTTGTGCTGCAATGTCACCAGGATTTGTTTTTAATCGTGCATAGGCGTCGTCATACTGTTTCCATGAAGCAACCTGCTCCGGTGTAACAAAACCATTTTGAATTGTTCTTTGATGCGCAGGAACATAATCATTGGGAACATCTAATCCACCCGCATATTTTTTTTCTATTTCATCATGGAACCAACGTTCCCAGTTATATAAAATACCGTTATTGCTCCCAAAAACTTTTCCTGTATCCAAAGACAAACCCAGGCTTTGACTTAAATTTTCAGGCTTCTTGCCGCCAATTGCCAACAAGCCACCAATACCGGATTCTTGCATGATTGAGTTTGCAATATTTTCTCGCAGCCCAAGAATCTCCTGTCCCAATGAAGTCCCACTGAGTAAATCAAACTTTTGCTCTAATTGTTTTGCCCTGATTAATTCACGCCTAGAATCTTCTAAAAATTGTTTTTGTAGTACGGCAGCCTTTTGAGTTTGCAAGGCTTCCGCTTCACCAGTAACTTTAGTTAACGCAATATCATATTGAGAAAGCCTGGTATCTATTTTTTGTATTTCAGGATTACTTTTAATCCCTCCAAGTAATGTTTGCAGGTCAGAATATTTAGTTGGGTCTAGTTGATTTGCTTTTGTTAAAAGCTCGCCAAACCCAGCCTCTGTACGAATTTCTGGTTGTGCCCCGGTCTCTGTTTTTACTGCATCGTATAACTTTGCCCAGGGTTGCTTGGGCTCATTGGGAAAACGTTCAGCATACAAAATTTCTGACTGTGCTTTATTCCATTGATCTTTAATTTGCTGACTAGAATTTACAAGGTTTGCATATTGAGAAACAACATCGTTTAATTGATATGTATCGCCTTGTTGTTTTAGGCCTAATATGTCACCACTAATTTTATCCCTTTCAAGTTGACGCTGTGCATCGGTTTTGGCCGGTACAGTTTCTTCAACTTTGGCGTATTCAAATCCATCTGTTGGCGTAACAGGTTTAAAACCTGGATCACGAATTCCCCTTTTCTTTGCTTCGTTTTGACCAATGTTTGTATAGTGCCAAAGTGCGTATGATTCGTAGTTAGGGAATTGGCCAAGTATATAAAGATCCCCTTCTGTCGCTGCTACATCCCAAGCATCTTTTGCTGCTTTACCAATTTCAGTTTGTCCGTAATAAGTAGGATCAAAACGAATTGTATTCTCAAAACCTTCAAAAGGTACTTGAGATCCTTGCTTTGTATCCCATACTGAAACAATTTCCGTTTTGTAAAATTTATCAAATTCATCTTTCAAGCTATTTTTAACTACATCAGAAACACCTGCGCCAGTTAAAGAAGCCAGAAATTGCTTGTAATCACTAGGAGAACTGGAGACGCGTAGCTTATCAGCCGTTCTTTTTACTAAATCGTACGAAGCATTGTTTGTGTTAGCAATATTATTTCTTTCTGTGTTTCTTGTGTTTTCTCCTCTTGCTGTAATTTGTGCTGCTGTCAAATCTTTTTCTGCCGTCCATGGCTGTGGGTTGGGAATACCAGCGGCGTTTAAAGCGTTAATAACATCCCAATAACCACCGTTAACATCAACTGTTGCAGTTTTATTAACAACCCTAAAAACTCTTTTTTGTGTGACGGGATTTATTTCAGTTACTGTTACCGGCTTGGTAATAGAAACAGTAGTTAAAATAGGATGGTCATTTTTTTCATACGTAATATTAAAACTTTTACTGACCGGGTCATATAAAATTCCCATTTCACGCAGCCATTGGTAACGTATCTACTTGATAAACAAAAACATCGATTGGTTCTTGTTTTATCCAAGCATTAATTCTATCCATCCTAGCCTGGCAAAAAAACTCTTGATTTTCAAACCATTCTTGAACCTTAGTACTTGCCTTGGACGTATTACAACGTCTACAAGCGGGCACTAAATTATTTCGGTTACTTGATCCAGAGCGAAATCTAGGTACAATGTGATCCAGGGATGTGGCATCCGCTTCACAATATGCACATTTGTAATCCCAGGCTTCGTATATAGATTGGCGGTATCGTTTCTTGGCAAGTTTAGGTGTTAGTTCAATGAGTAAAGCGAGAGGCTCTTGCTCACAGTTGAACATACTTTTCAGTTGCCGTTATCTTATTTTAATTTGACCTAGCTATTTGACCCCTTGGAAAACAATATTACAATTTGTTTACAAAGGTTGAATTTCTCTTGAGACTCGATACGTTATGCGTGTAGGCCATTCATGAACCATGGCAGCAAGCTCAGTGTGGGTTTCAGCCCAAAAAGCTGAAGAGATCCTTGGCATCGACAAGAAAACACTCTTCAAGTACCGCGACGACGGGACCCTAAAGCTTGGCAAACACTATGCTGCCTTTCCCGAAACCCGTTCCAGGGACAGCTACAGGTGGAACGTAAAAGCAGTAAGGAACTCCTTGGATAAGATTCAAGCAAACTAAATGTTTACAGCCGGGGTAACTCCCGGCTTTTATGTAGAAGGACTTCCATCTAAACTTGGTACGTACTCGATACCATCTTTGTCAATCATCACAAAATTTTCCATAATAATCAAATTGGAAGGAATGTTAAAAAGCTTTTGCATCATTGGCATCATCATTGGTGACTGACAGTTATAGGGTGGTACATCCATCTTTGAAAGTGAGCCACGGGTCATCAAAGCGGCTTTGGCTTCTGTTTGTTCAAGTTCAGTTTGATCAACAAGTTTTTGTTCCCATGTTGTCATCGCACCTATGCCAACAGGAAAATCAGAAGGCTCTGGAGGAAAAGTGCCATCTTTAAATTTAAGTGCATAAATATGTTTGCAATAACGAAATTCATCTAGTAATGGCGTCCAGTTGTCAGTAATCTGTGTAATTTTTCCATTAGCGGAACTGTAATCGTCGTAGCCTGGCATGCTTTCTGCCGTTGATCCAGGAATTGATGGATCGGCTGGGGCGCTTGTTTTACGTAAGTAAAGTGCACCAAAGTCTCTAAATACCCCAGGATTATCTCGATTTACATTTGTTCCTTCTTGTACTGATCCACCCTGTCCTAAAGATACCGGAAATCCCGAAGGAGCATAAACAGTCATTCGTCTGTTTACTTTTGCACTAGTCATAGAACTATTATCGACAACACCACTCAGTGTCATAACTTCGTTTCGGCCAGGCTTAATGTTTGCAATGCTTGTTCTTGGAAATTGTTTTCTAGTTGTATCGCCATTTGATTGAACAAACGCATAATCACGCCTTGTAAAATCTTGACACGAACAACAAAAACGTGCGCCTGTAATTAAAAATCTTCCAGGAGTAAATCCAACTGGAGAAGGGGTGATCAACTGTTTGTCTGGTGAAACATAAACAGAACCTGCTTTACGAAACTTCAGTATTCCGGTAAGCGATCCGGTGTTTACCAATACAGCTTGAACGTACCCGTAGCGAGTTTGAGTAGCTGGATTGATAGTGTCGGCATTAATAATTTCACCGTTTTGGACAATAACCCTATCCTCCATAATCTCAGTTGTAATTGGCGTGATGCCAAATGGACCACCACCTAATCGAACAAAAAACGGAGGGGGAAGTGGATTACTTGGTCCCCATGATCCTGCAAGTTTTACATACCAATACTCATTGTCTTCTGTTACTGTTTCAATAAATAATTTTTGAGTTGAAACAGGGTCGGTTAATTTGTCACAGCGCAAGGAGCCTGCATAACGCCATCCGGCCCAATGCATACCAAGTTCTTTATTCTTAGTTGGAAAACCTACAAATGCACCAGAAACTGTTGGTTGTGGATTGGCAATAGAACCTGGGGTACTTCCCGGAACTGGAATTGTGTATTTAAACGGATATTGAAAGTCGTTGTCGTAAAAACTGGCAGTTGCTAATTCATAACCACGACGCCAACGAGACCATGCTGATTCACGGTTGGCTGCTGCGATTGAATCCGGAACACTGCCTTTAGAAAATTCTGTGGTAATAGGTTGAATAATTTTTGGTACAAAAGGTTGAGAGGCCTGGAAATTACCAAAGCTACTTCCAGATTTTTTTGCCATTGGTTAGAAGAAACCGCCCTGTGCAGTTACATGTGCGCCTGGAATGTATCCAGAAGAATTGGGGCCGTCTGGGAACACACCAACGTAAATGCGATCGCCGCGTTCCAGGTAAATACCTTTGTTGCGAAGAGGCGCAGTCTCGCTAAGTCCGTTAGTGTTGCCTGCACTCACTACAGGGGTTGCGAGTTGAGGCATCACATCTGAGCAATCAACTGTCTGACTGTTGGCCGGTACAGTTTTTGCAAACAGTACGCGGTAATCACCAGAACCAGGGATAGGAAGAGTGGTGCCACGTGTCTGGTAAAACACGAAGGTCACAGCTTGTTGATAGCCGTAGGAAATGCCGTTGTAAAGAAAACCGGACGCAATTCCACCGGAATAATTTAAAGCCGTATTAACACCCGTGAGGGTACCAGAGCCAGTGTATGTGTAATAACCGTAACCGCTAAAAGGTGCACCACCACCCGTCAGCGAACCTGTAGCGGTAATAAATACAACCTGACCGCTGACAAGAGAGATGGGTGTGCCAGAGGTAGAAGCACTTACCGTGTAATCAGGATCACGGTAAAAATCGTTACGTGTGATAGTAATTGAATCAATTACACCACCAGAATTATTGTCTTCACTCAGGTTGGCATCCATGTCTACCAAAATAGACGGAGCCTGTCCCCCCTGCACAAACAGTGTATTAGTGGCTGCGCTACCTACCGTTTGAGTTGTAACACGCACCGTATCAAATAACGGGCGATCAATAAGCAAGGGCTGCTTGTTCGAACTAGTACTAGATATTTGCGTGAACACCCTATCTCTGTTAGATTGATAGGGGCCTCCGAAAACTTCTTTTATTCTAATGTCAAAAACAAAATTTCAATGTAATCAGTGCAAAAAAATTTTTGAGAGGACAGGAAACGCGGCGGCCTGGCATCGTAAGCGCATGCGTGACCGTGGTTACGTCTACTGCTCCAAAGGATGTGCTTCGTTTAAGCACGGAGGCAACCGAGATAAAACACCTGAATACAGCTCTTGGTGTGCAATGAAAAATCGTTGTAATAATAAAAATGCGACACACTACGAACGATACGGAGGAAGGGGAATTACTTACAATCCGACCTGGAATGACTTTAATGTTTTTTTGAACGATATGGGATTAAAACCAGATTCCTCAATGGAACTTGAAAGAATTAATAACGATAAGCACTACTGCAAAGAAAACTGTCGATGGGCTACGCGTAAAGAACAAACGCGAAACCGAGGAGGAAAACGGGCAACGCGTCTTTACACTTTTGAAGGGAAAACAATGTGCATTGCTGATTGGGCAAAAGAAATAGGCATTGCCCCTCAATCAATGCAAAAACGTTTAAACAAAGGATGGCCCTTAGAAAGGGCCTTTGCTAAAAAATTTAAATTTCCGCAAAACTACCCAAGGATCCAAATGGTGTGTTCGGCATCTTCATTGCAGAACGCGCCAGGAGATCTGGGTCCTGTTGAAGGGCTAAAAACCGCTGGAATGATTCCGATCTAGGAGTATTGCCAACAGCAGAAGTGAGACGATTAAAATCATCTACCTTGTAAAGCTTAGCTAAGCGATACTGTACTTCTTTGTCTGGATTTGGTTTGTTACTTTTGCCACCAGATAGATAACTGTTGTATTCACCAGGGAGGGAGTCGCCTCCCTCAAGATAATCTTGACGGTTCATTGAAGGACTCCTCCTGGTAATAAATTGTTAATCAAGCCACCGGGCATCAAATTAGATAAAACTTGGGCTTTAAATGCATCAAGAAGATTGCTCGAAAGTTTTTCAGGCTCCTCTTGAGATTCCCTGGGTTGAATTTCTAGTCCTGCATTACGCAAAGCATCCGCAACACTGGGCTGTTCACCAGGTAAGGCACGAGGTGTGAAATCAATACCTTGATCCAGTTGACCAACTTTCCCGTAGTAATCACGGGCTGCCTTCATGCGAACTTCATCTTTTGGAATTCCAGCACGTTCAAAATCACGCCTGAAAACTAAAGCGGCTTGTTCTGGTGATTGTGCTTTGCGTAATGAGGCGGCTGCACGACTTTCTGGTCCTTGTAATTCGTAGACAAGAAAATCCGCTTGAAGCCCGGCATCACCTGGGTCCATTTTGCGTTGCTTTGCAAAATTAACCAGGGCACTTTGTCGGACACCTTCCCACTGAGCAAGGCCATAACCACCTCGCCCCATGGGACCGCCTACTTTCCCGCCTTCATTTACGCGGGGATTAAAACCAGATTCTTGCGCAAAGTTTCCAAGTACACCAGCAATCTGGGCATTAGAAAAACCTTGTTGTTTTAATCGTCTTGCGACAACTGCTGCGGCGGGATTTAAAGACATTCTTGGCTTCCCCTTAATCTCCTACCCAGTTTGAACTTGCTCTGAGACCAGG